GGAGCGAGGGTCTTCTGCTTGAAGGCGCCTTCGCCGTTGGGGGCAGCACCAACCTCACCGGCCCAGCCAGCGGTCGAGCCCGTGTAGAAGGGAACGGCGATGTCGCCCTTCAGACCGGTCAGGAAGGTAGCACCTGCCTGAGCGGCTACGAGCTCGTTCTCCAGGGGAGTCACGAGGTCGAGGAAGTCAGTGGCCACGTCCTCCTTGCCGAGGTTGGCGGTACCGGCCTGCAGGACGGAACGCTTCTCCATCGGGATGAAGAACGAGTTGTCGGCGGTGGGCTCCATGCCCTGACGGCCACGGCGGTCGGCCTCAGCTTCGATGCCTTCCAGCTCCTTGCCAGCCATCTTTGCACGGATGGCAGCAGCGAGGCTGTACTTACGGCCTTCCTTCTTCGGGGCCTTCTGCTCGGCCAGCCAGTTCTCGAGAGCCTCGATCTTGTCGTTCCAGGAACGTACCTCGGCCTTCAGGGCGTCGTACTCCTTGCTCTCTTCGTCGGTGAGGCTGCGCTGCTCCTTCTGTGACTTGTTAAGCAGAGCCTCCATCTTGCGCTGCGCTTGGCTGCGCTTTTCTTTCATCTCAAGTGTAGTCATCTTTTCTTGAAATTTTGAGGGTTAATAAATATCGTTTCTTAACTTATCGTAGTACCAGGTTCCAGGAGCAGCCTCCTTGTGCTGGTCGAGAAGTTCTTTGGCCTTCAGCTCGTCAAGACCCTTGGTCTCGACGCTGGTGGCGCTGTAGGCGGGAGTCACCACGAGGCTCACGTCGTACAGGCGGCTCACCTTCACAATCGTACGGCGGTAGTTGTCCTTGTCATCGTGTTCCCAGTTGTCTTTCTCCACGGTGAAAGCGAAGCTCATGCCGCGGATGTCACCACGGCGCACGCTCTCGAGCATGTCATTACCCAACTGCGTATTCGGGGCCTCGAACTCGCAGCGCAAACCGCGCTCATCCACTTCGAGCTTCAGCGTGCCCTCGCCGTTCACCGAGCGGGCGAGCACACCGGGATCCTCCGAGTGGTTGTACAGGGCTACGACGTCGCTCTTCTCAATCACACCGTCGAAACAGTGCTTGTCCAGGCGCTCAATGAAGCCCATGTCCTCAGAGTCGGAGTCGAAAACGGCTGCATAGCCGCTGATGGTGCGGCTCTCCTTGCCGTCGCTGCCCTTCCGGACTTCGACCTGCCCCTGCAAAAATCTTACTTCTTTCTTACTCATAAAATCCGTAATTTGAGTTTCTACCCTATACACACCGAAAATGTTATTAACAAGGCGAAAAAATCTCGGTTATTTAGATGTAATCTAAATAAAATTTCGTATATTTGCATCGTAATCCGTAATTCTGTTTCCCATGAGCCGACAAAAGAAAACCTACCAGACATGTCTCGACCCGCACGACTCGATGATCATCGACGAGATCGCACGCCGTACGGGATGTTCCACATCGGCCGTGCTGCGTCACGCGGCGCGCTCTCTTGTCAGTCAGTATGACCAAGCACGCCGATGAAATCTTCCGACTCGTCGTGAGGCACTACAGGGAACTCGCCAGGCTGCGCGAGGCCGATGCCGACACCTTCCAGGACACCGTGCTCTGGATGGCCGAACACACACGCACGCTGCCGCGCAACTTCATCCGGGCATTCTGCATGCGCTTCAAGTTCCTGCGCATCGAGAACATCAGGCGGCACATCCCGCTCACCTACGACGTGGGCGACGACGCAGAGCCATACGTCGAGAAGACATCCGACATCTCCGACACCGAACTCATCAACAACATACGAAATGCCATATCTGAAGAAGAGAAAGAAACCGAACCGGGAGTCTGAGGACCAGAAAAGGAAGGAAAGGCAGAAGGTCTACTCCACGAAGAAGTGGAAGCTCATGCGCCTGGCCTACATCGACCAGCACCCCACGTGCGAGATCTGTGCGCAGAAGGGCATCCTCACACCCGCGGTCGACGTCCACCACCGCGTCAGTTTCACCGACTTCGACGGCCTCAAGCGGCTCGAGATGGCCTACAGCCCCGCAAACCTCATGGCGCTCTGCAAGGAGTGCCACACTAATATACATCTGCATGAAAAAAGAAGACGCTAAGCGGCAGTTCACGCCGCAGATCATGACGCTGGCATCGTGCCGGGCCGAGGTGATGGCCTACATCGCCGAGGTGAAGGCACACCTCGAGGACACGCACGCCATGTGCGCCCTCGACCCGATGCCCATCAGCATCCTGGGCGTACAGCTCAACACCTTCTGCGAGTGTGCGGCAGCGGTCAGCGCCGAGGGGCTCCTGGTGAAGGACGGGAAGGGCGGCCTGATGGCGAACCCGAAAATCGCCATCATGAACCAGGCTGAGACGATGGCGCTGAAAATCATGAAAGAGTACGGCCTGATGCCGAAGTCCAGGAAAGAACTGGGCAAGGCCGCGGAACCAAAGAAGGAGTCGCCGCTGTCGGCATTCCTGAAGAAATAGCAGGCAATGGGAAGGAGCAAGAAGCCATACGTCCGCTACGCACAGGATGTCGTCGAGGGCCGCATCGTCGCCGGGGAATACATCCGGAAGGCATGTCGGCGCTTTCTCGACGACATGAAGCGGCGTGACATTCAGCTGCGCTACAAGACGGTCGACCGCTGCATCGCCTTCATCTCGCTCCTCAGACACACCACCGGCAAGTTCTCCGGCAAGCCGTTCATCCTGCAGCCGTGGCAGCAGTGGATTGTGGCGAATATCGTGGGCTGGTACGTCCGTGACACGGGCTGCCGACGCTTCACCCAATCCTACATCGAAATGAGCCGTAAGCAGGGCAAGACTGCACTGGTGGCCGCCATAGCGCTCTACATGCTCATCGCCGACTATGAGGATGGTGCCGAAGTCGACCTCGCAGCCAACTCGAAGGAGCAGGCGAAAATCGCATTCCGCATGGCAAAGAACTTCGCGAAGTCGCTCGATCCGGAGAAGAAGGAACTTCTCGCCTACCGCGACCAGATTCAGTTCGTACTCAACGACTCAGTGATGAACGTCTTCGCGGCAGACGACTCAACCCTCGACGGCTACAACGCCTCCTTCGGCATCATCGACGAATACCACTCCGCGCCTGACTCATCGGTCCGCGACGTCATCAAGTCGTCCATGGGCATGCGCGAAAATCCCCACCTCTGCACCATCACGACCGCGGGCTTCGACAAAACGCTTCCTTGTTACGAGCTCCGGAACTATGGCGTGGAGGTGGTCAGTGGTATCAAGCGCGACGAGGAGTTCTTCGTGGCCATCTACGAGATGGATGCCGACGACGACTGGCGAGACGAGCGCAACTGGCTGAAGTGTGCGCCGAACCTGGGTGTCACCGTCAGCCGCGAGTGGCTGCGCTCGGAAGTGAACACGGCCATCAACAACCCGCGGGAGGAGACGAACGTGAAGACGAAGAACCTGAATATCTGGTGCGACGTCGCAGAGGTGTGGATACCTGAACAAAAGCTGGTGAGCATTTCAAGGGCCATCGACTGGAGCATCTTTAACCCTGACGAGGATCTGTGCTATGTCGGTGTCGACCTCTCGGCGGTCAGCGACCTCACGGCCGTGGCCTATCTCATCCGGCACGATGAGCGATACTATCTCTACCTCGACTACTACTGCCCTGAGGAGGCGCTCGAGACGAAGACGGACAAGGAGAAGTATCGACTGTGGAGACAGACGCGTGAGCTGCATGTCACGCCTGGCAACGTCACCGACTACGACTACATCACACAGGACATCATCCGGCATAACAAATACGTCACCATCGTGTCCGTGGGTTACGACAAATGGAACGCCACACAGTGGGCCATCGACTGCACGTCGCTGGGCATGCCGCTCGAGGAGTACGGACAGACGCTCGGCAACTTCAACCGGCCCACGCGGGAACTGGAACGCCTCATCCTGCTCGCGTCGCACCAGGTGAAGAACGGGCAGGAGCCCGCTCTCGTCATCGACGCGAATGCCATCACGCTCTTCTGCTTCCGAAACGTCGAGCTGAAGTCCGACTGGAATGGCAACGTGAAGCCGAACAAGTCGGTCGACAAGAAGAAAATCGACGGCGTCATCGCCTGCATCGAGGCGCTCGGTGTGCTGCTGCTCAATCCGCACTATGCCGGAGAACTGCTCACGACGCTGTCAGAATAGCACAATGCCGGCCACCTTCCCAGGCAGCCGGCATCGCTTTTAATGTCCAATTTAAAAAACCAACTTTAAACTAATTATGAGAAATCCTTGACCGGATAATGCGTCATTTCACGTGGAGCACCTGCCGACGGTTCCCTTTCGGGTTGAAGCTGATGTGCACCCATTTGTAGTCGTGCTCGTCTATCAGCTGGTCATACGGCAGGCTCAGCTTCCTGGCGAGGTCGAACAACTTCTTATGTTCACTCCGGCTCTTGCCAGCCGACTGGATGTCGGCGGCCTGGCCACTGAGGTGCTGGCTCCTGGCAACACCGCCGACAGCCCTGTTCAGCTTCGCACATCTGTAGCCGCTGCTGACGACGATGGGCTTCCCATACGCCTCCCTCAGCGGATCCAGGATGTTCGCAACGAGGGACGTCAGGTTAGCCTTCACCTTGCTGTCTGGTGTATTGTCTATCCCCTTTCTGATGGCTGTCGCGCTGTGCGTCAGCTCGTCCATGGTAAAGTACTTCATGCTTCTTCCTCCTCTCTGTGCAGTTCGACGGATGTCTCGCCGTGCTGGAATTTCAATTCGTAGCCGAGCTCAAGCGCGCGGAACCCGTAGAGCAATGTCGGGAAGGCTATCAGCTCGCCGACGGCGGTCAGCACGCTGCCGTCTATGACTCCCGTGGGAGGCACGAAGAAACCGCCGATGATGAGCGCAGTCGAAATAACAAAGCACAGCACGAAGGTCAACCGGCACAGGCAGCACTTCTCATTCTTGCTGACGCTCTTGAAATCTTTAATTCCACACATATTCTCTACCTCCTCTTCCTGACGTATGTATTATAGCGGATAGTGGTGTAGGGGCAGAAGGACACGGCCTTCACCTTGTAGCCCTTCGTGCCCCATTTCCACAAAAGGAATTTTCTCTTATATTCTTTCTCCACTGCAAGGGCCAGACTGTCATGCAATTGAATTAACAAAAAAGAGTCTACAGGATTATATTTAAGGTCCAGCCACGCATCCTTAAACGTCAGCAGGGAGTCCGCACCGGATTTAGAGTCCGGCCGACCTTTTGAGGCGTCGGTAGAGTTTGCTGCGACCGTATCGCGGCTCAAAACAACCTTCGCCGCCGTCTCTGTCCCTATTTTCTGATAACTCTCTATCGCCTGGATCTTGGCGTCCATGTCCTTAAGCAGCTGCTTGTCTTCTTTCGTCAGCGCCTCTTTCACTCTCTCCACCTCGACGATCTTCTGTGTGATCATCTCCACGGTGTCACGGATGGTGTCACGCTGCAGCGGGGGGTACTGCTGCGCATGGGC